GTGGAGGTCGTAGGTTTCGGAAACAGAGACAACGACCATGTTCACCACTTTCCCTTATATCCTTTCCTTCCGCCTTTCCTTCCTTTCTTTCTGCGGTAGTTTTTGCCACCACGACCATTCGTAACGATAATAATTTTCTTCATCATTTTATCACCTTAATAGGACGCGCACGTGGAGAGTTAAGCCGACACTCACAACCGACCCATCGCAAGGATGACACGTGCTAACACTTGTCACGCAATCTTTATACTTAATAATTTCTCTGACATAACTATGTCAAACGACATAAAAATAGTGGATTATATTCCAGAAGATGGGATATTGTGCAGTAGGTGCAAGTTTTACGAAATTTGCCCAGTTGATTACGTCTGTCCTTCTGTTGACAGACAATTAGGTAACGAATTCGGCGAGGGAAACGAGGAATGAAATATGTGGCCACAATCAGTAGAACCAGCATTCCAGAGCACCACTTGGTTAGACTTCTTAAACTCTTGGATCTCCATGAGGCGTACATTGGCAGAGAAACTGGAGCAAGGGGATTCGAACATTATCAGTGTTGTATCGACTGTGCAGGCGATTTGGTGCGGTTCAATACTGAGCATCAGTTGGGATGGCACATCGAAGAGTGTGTATCATGGGAAGCATCAAAGAACTATTGCAGGAAAACCGATAATTACAGATACGTGGGAGATTCTATTGAAGAGAGAGAATATAGTAGGATTGCCACCAGACCAAAAAACATTGTGGCAGATAGAATACAATTCCATATTGACCACCGGAACGATAGAGCAATCAGTATCTGTGTTGATACCATCGGAGGTACAGGTAAAAGCACTTACGGTTATCTGTGTGCTCGTAGGGGACAATTTTTCGTTGTTCCTAGAACTGCCGAAACTCCAACAAGAATAATGGATTACATCGCTATGCATTACGATAATCAACCCGTGATATGGATAGACCTACCGAGATCTAGACTCGTGGATAAAGACCTAGCAGAGTGCCTAGAGGACATCAAAGACGGCTTAGTAGCGTCTGCGAAGTACGAAGGATGCTTGCGGTTCATCCGTGGCGTAAAGGTACTAGTCACAACCAACCATTGGGTTGACAAAACCACTTACAAAATGCTCTCCGCGGATAGGTGGGACATATTCACCGCACTACCATCCACGGAGGGGGAGTCTTCAAGGTAATACTGAGACTCCCCCCCTTAGGGGGGGAGAAATGGGGACAGCCGAGGCCAGAGACGACCTCGGCGAACCTACCTCACTTATAGAGGCGAGAAAGGTTTTTAGAAAACTGCCAACTCGTGACAGAACCAAGAGAACGGGCCTCATTTCCAGAGGTTACACCGCTCAGCCAAGGATACTGTATATCAGACCAATCAAGGCCATACAATTCACGAGTATGACGATTCCGTTCATCTTGACTACGAGACTGCATCCAGTTAGAATAGTAAGAATTCCAGCCAGCAAAGAACTGCTGGTCTCTATACTGCCCTTCGGTTTTGGGGTGGATATCTGTAAAGTAGTCCCACAGGGGGTCGCGCAATTTTCCAGATCTGGCGAGAGCGCGCCATCCACGGACAAAGGCATCCCATTTGTTTTTTCCATACATCATCTACCTTCCATAATCTTCTCGATGTTTCCATTCTTAATATCGACCATATCCGTTGTTGCATCCATCTTAGAGGACTGCACAGCATAATCAGTATGATACACAAGAGGTGCGTACTGAGATTCCATCTGAGCGAAAGAAGTAATTTCTTGAATAGGGCGAACATCGGTGAATTCGATATAGGAACGACAGACCATCCTATAATAGAGAATTCCAGTATCAGCCGTTACAGGGGGAAGAATTATACAACCGAGCATAACGGGCATAATCTCGGGCATCTGGGACTGGTCATTAACAGGATTACCAGTACCCATACCATTAGGAATAGCACCAGCACCACCGCTGGCAGAAATCGAAGTAAGATAAGTAGTATTCATCTTGGGCATAGGATGAGGACGACCGCGCATAGATCTGGGAACATTAGAACCAATCTGAAGATTACCTTCTGTATTCTCGATAATATCATTAATAAAACCGCTAGTCTGATTCTCACCATGAGAGAAATGCTGCTCAAACACAAGAGGAACGAGTCCCTTCATACGCAGACCATCGCGAGGATGTGCAATCTTGAAACCGTCACGGTTAGAAAGCAGAGAATAATAAACACTATGTTCATCCTCAAGACCAGTAACTTTATCATCTTCAACAAAGGCCATAGAGCCCACAAGAGGAGGTACAGGATAAGAACCGCTAGTAGGATGGGACTGATGCATAAGACCGTTAAGACGTGCTTCAAGAGTAGACCAAGAATCATTCGAGACCGCCTTATAAAGTATAGGATTCATCATATCCTGGGGGCGAATCTTTCCAGTATCAAGGCCAATCTCACCGACACCAAGGGGAAGAGTCTGAGCAGTAGAAAGTACCACATCAACAGACTTCACACGGAAATACTTACAATTCATAGCAAGGCCAGGATAAGTTTTCTGAATAAGATCCTTAGTAGGAGTATGAATACCAATAAGGGTCATCTTATTAACCTCGGT